AAAAATTAAGGTATATTAGTGTATAGGTCTCAATTTCTTGAACGTTTAAGATCGTTTAAAGGGTTAGAAGTGTCCGTAATTGTCCTTATTATCGTTTATATTTTTTTCTCTACTTAAATTTTCATCCTTACCAAAAGAATGAATTTTTTGACTCTCCAGATATGTAAAGACATCTTGGAGTCGATATAGGATGCTTTTACTGGTAGGTTTAATATGGTCAATGAACTTTCGTTTACCGTTTATATGACTGCTACGGAGATCACGAATTCTTTTGGTATCCACATTTAATAACTCTGATAATTCACTTTCAGTAATATACTGCATTCTGATTGTATCAATTCCATTCACGATTTATCCTCCCTAATTCTTTCAAAGTTTGCATGACGAAAGTTGCCTTTATCAGTCAGTTCCATATATGAAACTTCAATACATTGACCAATTAACAGTGATGGATTTTTCCAAAAAAATTCTCGTTGCTTATCGCTCCATCCACCACCTACTGAATTGCCACTATTAAAGTCAACAATTACCCCACCCATTTGACCTTTATATTTTCCTTTGCCTTCATAAAGGCCTGTAACAATTACATCCTTGTTTTCTTTTGGTTTCATTTTCATCCAATCATAGGAACGTGTACCTTTGTATTCATAGTCATAAGGTTTAATAACTGCTCCTTCATACCCAGCTGCTCTACAATCTGCATAAAATTCATGTACTCCATTTTCAGAATCCAAAAGCATATGTGGTACTTTAAGTATATGCGGGCCAATATAATGTAAATCATCCATCAGTATAAGACGTTCAATAAAAGAATCTTTACATAATGGAACTTCAAAAATTTGAAACGTAGCATTTGGAGTAGGGCTATTATCTCTTACTAGCCCTGAACTTACCTGAAATGTTACATTGGGAACTACAAGTTCTCCATCAAGTTCTCCACGGCATTTCAAAGAAAGGAGTTCCTCAGCTAAATGATTTAATCCGACATACTCATGGCCATTACGAGAGAAAAATTTTCCATTTTTAAATTTAGCTCTTACACCATCAATTTTAGGTGAGCCAAAGCATGGGTATTTTAATCGTTTATTTTCAAACAACTTTGCGAGCATTACATCATGAGTTGGTATAAGTCCCGGAAAAACTTTATTAATAGTTCTTGAACCCATACCCATTTTTAAATCTTTGTTTAGAATCATACGGAACAGATTACTTGATTTCTCTGTCATCTCCATTGTATGAACATTGACAATAGATTGAGCTTTGTCACCTGATAATTCACGAGTAGACAATCTACCTAAAATAGTCCAAGTGAGTTCATCAAATACTTGATGGCCCCGACCCCTAAAACATTTAGTCATATAGTACTTAGTAAAAGGGTCATAGGCAGCAAGTAAATATCTTTCAACAGTGTATTGCCCTAAAAGTGGTTTTTTAGCTGACCCACTAGTATTAGCAATTTTAACAAATAAGTCATAAGCACTATCACTTGATATCATTTTATCTCCTTTAGCCACATGCTTATCAGCATGTCAACTTTTTCTTTGGAATCCACGACAAATACCTCATTGCCAAGATCCCTAAGATATTTTATAGTTTTAGCTTGTAATGGTGTTGGTTTTTTACCTGTAGCTTTGCATTCAACAAACTTTATATTGCCATTTGGCAAACAGCAAAGCCGGTCAGGGACAGACCTATTTGATGGGGACGAAAATTTATAAGCCTTACCTTTAAGCCATACAACTCTCCTGACTAAATACTTTTCTATATCTCTTTCTAACATACTTACCACCCCAATCTTTTAGAAATTTCAGGAGTAAAACCCCCAAGTTTTATAAATCGTTCTTGGAATAGCTCATTATAAGGTTTGCTTTTATCAAAATATTTATGTCCGGAAGGAGCAAACCTAACTAATCTACACATTTCATACTGAGTTAAACCATTGATTTCTTTTTCAATTTGTGAGTTTTTAAATTCATCTAAGTCCATTATTACCTCCTTTAATAATTTGTATACTAGAAGAAACTTTTAAGTAAACTTCTTCTAAGCCAGATCTTTTCTTTACTTCTTGAACTTTGACTATACTACTAGACAAAACAGTAGGTAAGCCAACATGATCATTTTTTGATAAATCAAATAACTGTATTTGTTGGTTATCTCTTGCAACAACTATACAACCCTGTTTTACTTTATAAAACTTTTGCTTATAAAACTCATGTTCATCTTTTTCACGAATTATATAAGACGTTCCATCAGTCATAGAGATTTGGTATAACCTTGACATTTTATTACCTCCTTAGCCTTTGCGGTATCTTTTTTCTATAAAACCTTCCGATTTCAAAGGAAGGCCTTTTGCCCAAGTGGGCCCCTCACATATGATTTTATCAATATTTCCAAGAGTTTCTTTCTTATCACAATCTTCAGGAACTTCAAGAATTATTTCATCATAAACTGAACCAATGATTGTATATCCTTTATTTTCTAATTTTTCTTCAGCATCAAATAAAATATCTCTTGACATAGCTTGAACAATATTTTCAACAAGTCTTCCAGGAATTATCTTTAATCTCATCCATTTTTTAGTATATGGATTTATGCCAAATGCAGTAGGTTCAGGCCCAAACTTACCTTCTTTAATAAGTGGTTTATTATAATACATACATCTGCCAGAAGGTAAAGTTAATTGCAGCCATCGAGTCTTATTTCTATCATGAACCACTTTATAAGAAACATATGATACTTTAAAAGGTTTACCTGGATAAGTTATAGCATTCAATGCAGCATTCCTACACTTATACCATAATTTAACAACTTTATAATATTTTGTTCTCCAAGCATTAACTGCATCTTGTGCTTCCAAATCAGTAACTAATAAGTCATTTGCTTCAGCATAACCTATAAATCCTTTCCAACCAAGACCATAGCCACATCCTAGGACTAATTGTTTACCAAAATACCGTTGTTGACTATTAACATCTTCATAAGGTATTTTGTACAAATCAACAGCCATATCAATGTATTGATCAAGGTTATCCAGAAATAACTGTAAAGTCTTTTCATCTTGTGCAACCCATGCAAGACCTCGATTTTCTATTCCTGAGTAATCAACTGCACAAATAAGTTTTCCTTTGGGAGCCTTAATCATAGCTCTAACTAATGACTTTGCAGTACCTACAGGGCTTTTATCAATGACAGACAAATCAAAAAAGGATTGTATAAGTTCATCAGCTTCAGTTTCAGATTTAGCACCAACCTTTGATCGTGGTAAATTATATAATTGGAAACCCAAGCCTGCATCTCTACCTGTATTAGCTCCATAATAGCGGATATTATCATATATCCTACCTTTATGCTCCAATTCTATAATTTTTAAATATTTGGCAGTTGAAGACCTACCGAGTTCTTGCCTAAGTTCTAATACAGTTCTAACATCATCAGAAAGATCAAGTCTTTTCAATAATTTAATAACTGTATCAGCCTGTAAATTAGGAGTTATAACTCCTTTGGATTTTAACCATTTAACTATTCTTTGATTTTGAGTGGCTTTAGTTACTAAATCATCTGTTAAATTAGGCAATAACAGGTTTTGTTCTTCTTTATAAACCTCAGTTACTCGATAAATTTGTTTTGCAGAATTAATATCAATAGGCAATCCATAACTGTTTTTTCTAACTGTTCGTTCCCAGTACTTCTGTTCTTTAACTGAAAGTCTAGAAGCAGGTAAAGCATTAAGCATTTCATACATGGTATCAACATCACGTTTACAATATTCATGCAGTTCCATTAAATCAGAATGAGTATAAACAAAAGGCGGACAACATATAAGTTTAATCAGTGCTTTACCCCTTGGATTCTTTTGAATCTTGAGGTTCAAATCCTCACCTGCTTGAGCAAGAGACTGATGATAAGTAAAACGACCACAAAGAGCCATAACATCAATCCATTGTATAGCAGGATTGTGAGTAAACTCATACTTTATGCCAAGTGTATTCCACACTGCCATATCAAATTGTGCATTAAAAGCATAAAACTTATGCTGACAATTTGAATTTACAAAATCAGGGAGTGGGTCACCTGGAATCCACAGTTGTGTTGGCTCATTATCAATTTTGTATCCCATACAAATTATATCTGCTTCTTTACCAGCAAGATAATTCTTTCTACCATGTTTAATTAAATCAACTTCAGATTTAGTTTCAAAATCAATCCCAACTAGCGCCATTAGGCCTCCTTCCTTACTGTATGATAGTATTTTCTATCATAATCCCTATGACATTCTCTATGATAAGATTGATTATTTTTTGTGTATAGCCGTGCCATATGACCCTCCATTAAAAAGGGGCACCATATTGTGGTGCCCCTTTGATTAAAGGTTTATTTCATTATTCTAGATCACCTACAGGATTACTATCAGGTGACTCATCAGTTGATTCCTCAGTGAAGTCCTTAAAGGCATCTTCAGCCTTCTGACGGCCATCAAGACGTTCACCCTCCTTGACTAGCATAAGATTGTTGAGGCCAACTCCTATGCCACGGTTTCCCGCTTGATTGTAAGGAAAGAAATTAACATCTGCACGGCCATAACATCCACTAAAGAATTCATCAGGATCAAAAATAGGAACAGGTGATCCACCTGCCTGAGCTTTAACTACTCCAGGCTTATTGTTGGATGACGAATTTAAGAAAAAGCAACCCTGGTATTCTGCCCCACGAGTTCCATTGTCAAATTCTTCATCACCATCACGAAGTGGAAGCCGAAGTCCTGAGATTTGGGCTTTCGTGAATTTGTTAGTATCAAGACCTTTCTGAACCGCTGTATTGATTGCAACTTGAATAGCCTTAATCCCGGCTTTATCTTCCTTTTGGACAAGAATAGAAACAGAGAATTTAAGGTCACCTGAAGGATTGGCTTTTGCCTCGAAACAGTTCAAATAACTAAATCTTACTAAACTTGTAATCATGTCGTTTTGTCTCCTTATTCGTTTTGCAACGTTTCTGCAATTTTGTTTTTGACGTATTGTCTAAGTCCATTTGCCGTTTTATCAATCTCTTCCAATAGATTGTCACCATCTTTTAACGTCTTCTCTATGGCCACATCTAATCGAATGCTTTCATATGGAGCGGATTGACAAGTCCTGCCGTAAGATATTCTTACTCTTTTTGGCATATAGTATCACCTCCTCCCTTGGGGGTCATTATTATACCCGGATTCTATCCTAGTATAATTCCTTATAAAAGCTTCATCAAGAGCTTCATCAAGAGCTTTAGGAGAAATTTCAAGAGCTCCCCTAATTGACCCTAAAAAAAATATACAATCTATAATTTCTCTTGCAGCATTTTTACGATCATATATTTGGTCTTTAACTGATCTCCAAGGCTTCCATGGAGTTGAATCTACTAACTCCGCTACTTCTTGATAAAGTGCTAAAGCACTATGTCTAAGATTATTTATTCTTTCTTCAAAAGACATATTAGCATAATCATATCCCAATACTTTATGATATTTTTTTATGTCCTGAAATACTTCTATTAAACTCATAATGGATCCATTCTCCTCGCCACATTTTTCTTACTTCTAAATGTGAATGATGATGTAAAAATACAATTCTTTTACACGATGTGTTATTAATGATACGAATACAGTTTATACAGGGGCTTAGAGTAACATAAATTGTATGTATCTGTTCTGGAACTCTACATTGCATTAAAGCATTTTGTTCAGCATGAGCAGATGGACAAAGGTCTTTAGAACCATATTTTTCAACTAAGCATATGCCTGTATCTATGCAATGAATCCAACCTCGCGGAGCACCATTATAGCCAGTTGCAATTATTTCATTTTTAATGTTGGTTATTACACAACCAACTTGCTTATCCAAGCAAGTACTTCTCCAAGCTAAGGCTTCAGCCATTCGCAAATAGGCTTCATCTTTAGACATCCTTTGTATACTTGACATGCTTAAACTCCTTTCCACAACTCATGGAACCTTGATTACACTTACCATCTGTATAACAGGGAGGGCCAAGGATTTCTGCATATTCAGGCCACCATTGCTGTATCAAAGGAAAGATTTTATCACAAAAGACTCTTATCTCAGTGACATTGCGCAAACACATTCTTAGCCGCATGAAGTTATATAATGATCGGGCATTTATAGTCCATTTGAGATTAACAGCCATAGCATTCGGAAGGACTTGTCTAGCCTCTTCTTTTGGCATGCCCTTTTTAATAAGGTAAGTATAATGGCAAACAGAGTCAATTAAGCCATTTTCTGTACTTAAATGATTAATATAATCAGGATGAACTACACATGGATAGTCCTCATAGTTCTGGTAATGCTGACTTGAAGAAGTTATTGAAGCTATTCTATGACGTGTTATTTGAGCTAACCAAGACCTAGATGCTCCTTGAACCATAAAGCTTATTACTGCATGCTCAATAACAGAAGAATGTTCTGCTTTAAATAAAAAATGAAGCAGTTTTGAAGATACTGTTTCTTTTGGTTCATTGGCTAATACACTTATATCTGCCATTGTGTTTGTTAGAGCTTCACGAATTTCTTTCCCAGGATTTGGAGTAGCCCATTTGGTTTCAACTTGCATATCATTGTAAGACTTAATTGTCATTTGGGCCCTCCCATTTTATTGAAAATGAAACACATGTAGTGAGCAATTTTCAGTACGTCTCTTACCTGTTCTGTAACTCCTCTAACATTAGTGTTTCTACGATTAAAATATCTTTGAACATTTTTCCAGCAATCTTCAATGGAAAATTCATCAATTTGATCTGTATCAGAATCTCCATACTGAGGTAAAGTATAATTTTCAATATGATCAATAACCATATCAGAAAAATCTTTCCATTGTTCAACTCTAGAAAATTTATCTTTTATTATCGTTTTAGGCATTTTTTTTTCTCCAGTAATAAAAAAAGGCTATGCTTAAAGCATAGCCTTTTTATTATTGCAATTGGTAAGGTTTAGTCAAAATTGAGTTCATCGACCTCCTGATCCTCAACATCATCTTCAACATCAAGGGCATCATAAGGATTTCCAGAATCATCAGCATCAGCATCAGAATCAGAATCAGAATCAGAAGCATCAGTGGGGCTGGCTTCCATGAAGGCTTCAGTGGGGCCGGCTTCCATGAAGGCTTCTTCAGCTTTACCAAGTTCAATTTCTGCGATTTCGAGCTCAGCCTCAGCTTTAATGAATTTCAATTCATTCAGCCGATTGTCAGGATCAGCTTCTGTACGTTTCTTTGCACTGTCATAAGCAGAAGCCGCACGTTTTGAACGTTTTTCACTGCGCTCAACTCGCTCTTCTGGTGTAAGACTTGTGGAAGATCTTGAACCCGAAGTCGCTTTATGAGCTTCCCAGTCTTCGGCAGAAACGATTTTGAATGTTCCATCTTCCTGTTTCATAGGACAGTTGCCCATCATACGCATATATGTGAACTGTGAAGCTAGACCTTTTTCAGTTGTCCCAGTTAACTCCAATAACGACTCTCTTGTCGCCCCTCCTGCCTCAATCGCAACTTTGATTTCATCGCGCATTGCCATAATAAGTCCTCCTTTAATTAAGGTTAGAATTGATTTGATTGCCTTTTGCAATCTTTATTAAAATTATTATACTGATTTAGATGCCAAAAGTAAATAAATAATACCAGAATTTTACAAAATAACTTTGGAAAAAACATCTATAGCACCGGAATTGGTCTGAATGGCTGGACGCCCATCCGATTCAGGAACCATACTTATTTTTCCATCAGGTGTTTCATAAAGTTTTTTAAACCCTTCACTCTTTTTAAGAGTTCTAACTTCTTTCTCAAACTGACTTGGTGAACGAAGCGTGGATTTGAATAGTTCTTCAATGGATGTGTTTTTAGCTAACCAAGTAATAGTGTCATTTTCATTCACCCATTTTCTGTTAGCCCTTCCTCTAATAAGTTTAAGTCCAGGAATATTATGACCACTTTCCAATTCTTTCTGCAGATAAAGTCGTATACTTTTAATTGCACTTTCTACCAAAGGAGCTATTTCAACCAATTTAACTAAGTCCTCAATAGTTGGACATGTAGCAAGCTTTTCTTTGGCACTAAAGAGCTTAAGGGCTGTTTCCTGAACAAAAGTTGTTCGTGCTTCACAATGATTTTTTGCTTCACACCACCTACACTGTTCTATTCCAGGAACAAATTTATCAATTCCTGAAGAATGGCACTTGTTTATGGCTATTGCAAGAGTTCCATGTACCCAGCCATATAACTCATTAATTGAATATTCATATGCATCATAATGATCAATTGCTGGTTGTACTGCATGAATCGTTATATCTTGAACTACTGTAGGCCATTTAACTGCACCAGCTGCATATGCCAGTAATTGAGGATTCTCTTTGGCATACACTGTAACTCCTGATCCAAACTTCCAATCAAGAATATGAGCATGACAATTAACAAAATCAATGATTACATAGTCAAGAGTTCCATAAACATCAGGAATACCCCAAGACTCTAAACCAACAAATATTTCTGATCTTGTTATTAAATGGGAATGCTGTATGCTTTTAAATACCAAGTCTAAATATTCTGCAGCATCCAGAATAAGAGCTCTATCATCTACTTCAAGTCCATCAAGTGCCTTAACATCATAGGTTCCAGGACCAATATAGTATTTTTCCATGACTTTATGCAACAGTGTACCTTTAGCTGCATATGTGCTTGGTTCTGATTCTTGAATTGTAGATGTATTCATAAGATTTTCAATTAACTCAACAGAACCAGGACAAGCAATAATTCTAGATAACCTAGACGGACCATAATTTGAATGTTTTGCCATCAATTCCCTCCTTTCTTTAAGCCATAATGTCTTCTATGGCTCCCCAAATTAAAAGAATAAAAAACACAATAATAATAAGTTCTACCACTTAGTTGCCTCCTTTCACTAATTTATGATAATGCTGTTGAAGTTCTCCCCAAAACTCAAAATATGTATGTTTAGGGTCAACGTATATATAATACATTTTTTGTGCAATTACTTCATCTTCCATTATTCCTCTACCTACATAGAAATGAGCATTTACAGAAGTATCACAACCTATACTGCAATATTCTTCAAGTTTTTCCCTTAAATTATAAGTCATATTTTCCATTTGTTTTATAGAACAGTGTTTAGTGTCAAGTACTTTTTTCATGATTTAATCCTCCTTTCTCTTTTTTTTAAATGTGGGAGCCCCTGTTGCTTCTGTATTTGTAGCATTTCACTAACAATATCACAAGCACCAGATATCTGGTCTTGTAATTTGTATTGCTTTATGTTTTTAGAGTCTTTTGGGTCATGATTTATATGGCTATAAGGTCTAAAGTGGCGTTTCTCAACAAGTTCTTTAGCAATAAAGTATGTTTCTTGACTAACACCACCATTAAAAACATGGCAACTTTTGCAACCTTGCCAAAACGTAGGATCACCAGAGTTATCTACTGTTTCGATAGGTTCTAAGTGGCCTCCACATCGGGAGCATATACCACATATATTAGATTTGCATTGTTCATATGTTATTTTGTGAGTCATTCTTTTATTTCTCCTCCGTAATTTTATAATTATCTCTCATACCACCAAAATAATATTTAATTAATGAATGAGTGACATTTAATTTTTGTGAAAGTTTCCGTGTCATATAAAAGAATGCTTGAGATGATGAATAAGCTTTACGATAAAATTGATGAATTTCATTGTGGAAATTAAATGAGCCTTTATAAAGTTTAAGCATAATTTTACCTCTAGTATAACTCAATAAAAGGATAATCTACATCCCCAGAATTTTCATTAAATGCTTTAATTGATGGATAAAGCACAATGATATCTGAAGAAATGCCAATAACTCTACCATCTTCAAGGTAGAGTAAATCAACTATGCAACCTCCACCAGTATTCATAGTTTCTTTTTTGATTATATGACTAAGCATAAATTGGCCTCTCATTCACTTCATCAATTTTGGCTTGAAGTTTAGTAGCTCTTTTCAGTAATTTTGACCTCCTTATGGTTGCTAAAGGATTCTTTTCATACTCTTTTTCCAGCTTTCTCATTTTCTTTTCTAACTTGTTCATATGTGCCTCCTTTAAATTAGGATTATTAAGATTGCCCTTTGCAATCTTCATATACTAATTATATCAAGTTTTTAGCAAAATGTAAATAAGCAATGCCAAAGAAAAAGAAAATAAGTTTTTAATTTCCAGGTGTTGTTAAATTTATTATGTTAAGTTTGCAATCATATTTCTTTACAATATCAAAATTATAACTGAGTTTAATATAACTGAGTTTAACTTGGTCAGTTGGTAAAACTTTTCTTTCTCCAATTAGCTCTTGTAATTTTTCAATCAATTGCTCATACGTCATATTTCCTCCTTTACTGTTTAAAATTTTAATCAAAATCTGTTAATATGGGAGGTATTGTATACCTGGTCCATTGACCTTGCTTAACAATTCCACTATTAATGAATCCTTTTGAGTTATGGAGTTGATATGTTTTGTGTGTGGTTTGAGTATAACTTCCACATAAACGTTTAAGTAAGTGTTTTAGTTCTGCAGGCTTAATATTTAAACTGGGGTATCTTTGTTTCACAGTGCCCAAAATATCACTCATTTTTGAAAGATTTATATTACTTTGTATATTACCACTATCATAATTACAAACTTTTTTGTGGGTTTTCATATCAAAATCAAATGTTTCTCTAAGAATAATTTCTAGATTAGATTGACTTCTGAATTCTTCATTTACTTCATATTGTAGCTGTATGGTTTCATCAGATATTTTCCAGGAATGAATACCATTACGCATTGCTTTTTTACCTCTATCAATAAAATCTCTATAAAAGTGATGCCAATTGATGCATTCCATAGAAGATGTATCAATAAACTTTACATCAAGTATAGCAAGTCTCCTATTACTGTCCTGTTCAAAAGCTAAGCTTCTCTTATTTGTTGTTCCTGCTAAAACAGCATTTTTATATTCTTTTCGCATAGTTTTTTCATAAATAGGAACATAATCAACTACATCAGAAGTAACATAAGTTTTAAACAATGAGTCATTTTTCTTATTATAAAAGATTTCAAATTCATCAGAAACAACTAAAGCCGATGATACCAAAGAAGTAGAAAAGTCACGTATAGATTTGGCACCGCCTAAAGTTTCAGTTGAATTAGTAACAAATTGTCTTCTGAGATTGGCAGGAAATAACATTGAAAAAAATGTTGTTTTGCGACAATTTTCTGGACCTGTCATAACTAACATAAAACTTCGCTGAGAATATTTTCTTTTTAAATTATACAATGGCATCATCATTTCAAAAAAGAAAGTCTCAAGAAAGTTTCTAGCTAAATCTGCATTTTGTGTTTCCCTGAATTCAATACAAGATATAAGATGGTTTAAATTAGACTTTGATAAGTCAGTATTCTTTTCAACCATATCTTTAGGCAATTGGTCAGGAGGTGTATCTAACCAAGCTTTAAGCATATTTATTGGTTTTATACTTGTTTTAAAAAATTTATTAACTAAAGGATAAATAGTACCTGAAGCAATATTAATATATCCATTCTTTTGGGATAATTCCCAAAATATACCTTTAAGTGAATCAGAAGTAAAAGGACCGACCATACCAAAGAAACTTTCTGAAATCATTGTTAAAAAGTATTTATCTAGTACATCCTCGTCTGCTTTAACATATAAGCGTCCATCAAATATATCTCGATATATTTTGATATTGTAATAATCTATTAAGTATTGGAAATTTTCTAATGAATTTATAAGAGGTTTTCCTGTTGGGTTGCCATTTTTATCATAAGCTTCATCAGGCCACTGAAACTTTAACATTTTAGCAAATTTAAAAAGTGTGTGGAATGTTATTCCTGTTTCTGTTTCTGTTTCTGTTAATGAAGACCAATGTTTTATAACATCTTCCTCATTCTCATATGCTGCTTCATCAGTTTGTGACCATTCTACAACAGCTGGCATCATTCTGGTCATTTGGTTTGCTTTAAGTGCATAATCATGACATGCAGACATAATTTTCATCCAATAATCATAATGATTATACTCTTGATTAATTATAGTCTTATAAACCACCTTAACTCTGGTTCTTTGATCTAAAAAGCAAGTTCTTAAAGCTTCTAATACTAAATTTAATGATGGTAAACTATCTGAAAACTCTACTTTATCAATCTTTTCAATTTTTTCAGTGTTACTTATGTACCATTTCTTTAAGTCTTCAGGTTCTATAGTAGATATGGAAGTTCCAACTATATGATCACCTGTAATTGATACATAACCAGAGTTCATAAAAAGTTCTCCACCTATGCACAATTCTTTAGATAAATTAACTCTACCAAAGAGATTACTTTTATCTTTACATGACATTAATATTCTTAAACCACATTTTGATGGTGATAACTCAGTGTAAGAATCATGCTCAGCCATAAACTCTATAAACTCATCTGATAAATTTTTTAAATCAAAGGGTCGTTTCCCAAGTTTTGCTTCTTTATCATCAATATCAAAGGCTATCAAGTCAGTATGTTTATTTATCTTAATGCCAGGATACCCATCTTTAACAGCTTCCCAAAATGTCACACCTTCTTGGTCCTCTTCTACTGTATGGCCTTGCCGGGCACAAGGAGGCTTAGTATACGTCCCATCCTTTTTCTTTTGGAAATAATAAGCAAGCCAAATTTTTGAATCTAAAATATTCTTGGGGATGTTTGAAACAATTTTATCTATAAGTTCAGTTTTATCCAGCATTGATATTGGCATAGGCAAGTCTTCCCCCCACTATTAAGTCCATTCTATCATACTTTTCAATTTCAAAATCCTCAAAACTTCTCCACAAATTACGAAGAGTATGATAACCAAAGGGAAAGAATGTTACTGCTTCTTTAGCTGTGAAATGAGCTTTAAATAATTCTAAGGCAAAACTTTTTTCATCTTTAGACATCCGCAGTTTTTTCTTATTTTCCAATATAACACCTCCTTTTGCTCTTGCTTGTTTTTCATTCATAATTTATCTCCCTTTAAATAGATAATGTTTGGTTATTGAGCAATTTTATGCTCTTTGTGGCAATAGGGACACTCAGAAGTAATTGTACCATCAATCAGTGTATTGTCTTCAAGAATTTCATTAGCACAATCAAATACTGTTCCACATCTTTCACACTTAATTTTCATACCAACCTCCTTATATAAAGGTTAAGATTGATTTGCTTTAACAAAATCAATCCCCTTTTTGGTAAGCCACACCGTATTGTCTTTTTTTAAACCATTGTCATCAACATATCCCTTTTTAACAAGACTGCCAACAGTGCCACTTAGGGCCTTTCCGGTAATCCCAGAGCGTTTGTTTGTATCGTTAATACAATCTGACCAAACCTCACCATCAATATCTATTCCTTCACCATTATCAGGCTGATAATAATTGTAAGCAATGGCCATCAAAACTTTAATTTCATTTTCAGTTAATTTCATCTTTCGTCTCCTTTATATTTAAGGTTTAACCACTTACCTCCACTCTTGTACAGTACCACTACAGGGGTGATTAAGTTTATATATCGTTTTATGGTGTAAATTGTAAAATTCTTTCTCAATCATAATATTTCTTTTATCCTTTGTTACTATTTATTATAATGAACTAATTATAGAGTATTATATAACAAATGTAAATATGCAATGCTGGAAAAACAATAAATATATTTGGAAACCATTCAATAATGCTGGATAGAAGGTAATAAAAAAGGTGCCACAATATGGCACCTTTTTTATTTTAACCTAAAGTCGGCTATTTCATAAGTTCTTGATCGAGCAAGATTTGAGTCATTCGATCTTTTATTTCATCTATATCATGTAGAAAAAATCCATCCTCAGTGCGCTCCATTCTTTCTACATAATTGCTTTTCTCAAGCGCTTCTTTCCTCCATCTAGTCAAAGTTCTTTTTGTCAGAATCATTTTATCTATGCCCTCCTTCTTCCCCATCACTTCCTAATGGCTTAAGTAAATCTTTTGCTTCCATGTGTAAAATATCTAATCCACTTATAATGGTTCTACAAAAGTTTAACCAATTTAATGCATTTTCTCTTGTTATAGGATTGTTTAAAAGGATTGTAGATATGTTTTTGTCAATTTTTGCAGCTTCTTTATAACTATCCAATTTATACCTCCTTTAGTTTGTGGCGCATGTTTTGAATTGCTTGAACTGAACGACCAAGAAAAAAGTGAAGTTCTCGATCAGTATAATTCCATCCTTCAAGAAATTTAATCTCCCAAAGTGCCCAACGAGCTCGATGATTTCGATTCTTTTCTGGTCCTCCTGTTGAAGCATAATTCTTTTGGCGCTCAGTGGCCCGTTTCTCAGGATATTTAGCTCTATATTGCCTATCAGTCTCTGTTCTTGATCTGGCCATATTATCCTCCTTAATCTAGTTTAGTGCAATCCAACACCAGCCATAGCCCATTGCTATTCCGGCTAAGAATAAAAAGATAGCTATATCACCCCACAATTACCAAAGTTATATGTTTGTATGTCACCCCAGATTATAGTTGCCCACATTAGGCCATGCACGATTGCATGAGTTATAATTGCTGCCATTAGTTAATCACCTCTTTTCTTTTACCACACATTTATTTAACACCTCCATTATCTAACTGCTAATGGTTGACTGTTGACTGCAAACTCTGCATTAGGCAGAAACCTTGTGCCTCCGTTTGATGGGGCTTGGGAGTGCAGCTGATTGTCGAAAGCATCTTTGATTATCTCTTGGATGCTGTTTCTATCATCATTACCAATTCGGACAATCCCTGTACTGTGTACTTCTATGACTTGGGGAAAGTCAATAATAAATGTAATCCAGTCTCCTGCATATGGATTAGTGGTGTCTTCAAGTTTGTAGCTTTTCATTCTAACACCTCCCTATCATAACTAACATTCGTTTATCAATTAATTACCGAACTGTCTTTTATAGAATCTTACATGATTAGGGCTTGTGCAGAGTTTAGCCGTACAAGCATAACTACCACATTCAAGACACTTGATTCCCAATGGAGCAAGATACCTAGGAGTAAACAAAGGAGTTTCTTTGTTGATTCCTGGAGACTCATTTCCACTTGTGCAATTCCAAGTTTCTAGTCTCCATTCTCTCTTGTCAAGTTCAAAAGCATCTTCTTCCAAAAGAATTCGTCTTTCTTTGGTTTGACGATGTATTGCCAACCACACTACTTTCTTTTTCATGATGTTGCCTCCTTGTTTTTAGTTAAATACTACTCTCATTATTCTTATATTATAGCAAAAACTGTACCAAAGAGATACGTGCAATGCTAGAAATAGCTAAAATACAATTATAAAGTAACCCTATAGGGCTGGGTTTATTGCGAGGGAATATTATGGGTCGTTTAAGGCTCAAAAAGTGGGGTTTTTTATCGTTTTATGAAAACTGGGTCATTTGATAGGGCTGGATTTCTTGCACGAAATAGTGTTGTCATGCTGGGTTTCTTTACGTAACGTTCATGTTCTTTAATCGTCGTTTAGAGAGCTAAAAAGTGGAATAAATGGGCTGGGTCTTCCCATCTATTCTAGGTCAAATTTGCACAAAATTTTAATTTTCATTTTCCCTGGGGATTGGCTGGGCTGGGTAATGTGCGTAAGAAAATATGGCAAAATCGAAGTGAAAAAGTGAAGGTGGAAGTAGAAAACAAAGTGAAAAGTACTTTCATTTTATATAATAAAATCAAGTACTTACATCATTTTTGGGGGCCAATATGTGTCTAAAAGTGAAAAGTGAGAACGTTTGAAACATAATATATATAAAGTATATATAGTATGCTGGTGGTTGCTGGTGGCATTATTATTTGTACTTAATTTATTAATTTTTATATATATATCACTATTCACTTAAATATATATATAAGTACTTAATATAATTATATAAAACAATAAAATGATGGGTAAGTGGGGTAGTGATGGGAACCCGAGTCCGATTTAAACATCCTTTTGGTATTGAAACCATTCAGTCTTGCTGGATTTGCATGCCCAACTTAGCCATTCAATCCAGCATCAACAGCTTGTAATCATTTCATTTGGTGTGATTTTGATATAAAGATTGAGTCAATGATGCTGGAACTATAATGACTATAAAATTTTCTTTTGGTATTGCTGGGAATGGTATTGCTGGGAATAAGGGAAATAAAAAGGGTGCCACAATGTGGCACCCTTTTAATAGATTAGCTGACTTGACACCAGTCAGTCCATTGTTGTTCAGTGAAATTCAGTTGTCTGTACAGTTCAAGAGTAGTCTCGTTTAAGGAACCAAGTCCACAATCATTCCAGTGTAAGTTAAACAGCATAATGAAATAACAGTGAAACATATTACACCTCCATTGTTGGTTAAGGGTTATTGGTTATACAGATAGTCAATCATTGCTCCAGCAACTGTTCCGCCATAACTATCTAAGCAGCCTTGAATAAATGCTTCCTTGGTTTGGTCTTGCTTACTTACTCTATAAGCTAATTCTATTAATCGCTCAAACCTGTCCCCACAGTCAGTGTTGTGAGGGTACTTGTCCATATACTCATGAAAATCTTGCATATTCATTTTAATCTCCTCTCATTTTAAAGTTTGGGTGCCACAATGTGGCACCCATATTTACTTATTAATCCATCAAAACTTTTTTACCATGATTGTCTGTGAATATTCTGTATCCATCAGATCTCAGGTAAGTCAATTGACTGCTCACATTCTTAGCAGTGATGTCCAATTTCTTGGCAATATTGACAATTGAGATTGAAGAATTATTTCTCAAGATCTCAAGAACTTGAGCTTTGCGATTTGATCCATTTTGTGAACTTTCAAGTCTTGTTTGAAGTTCAAGAATAATTTGCATTTGATCTTCACATTCTTTAATCAACTCTTCTTTATTCATCTTTTTAAGAATACTCATTTTGTCACCTCCAAATTTTTTGATCAACTTAATTGTTGATCATAAATATAATATATAATAAATTTTTTGATTTGTAAACACTTATTTTTAATTATTTCTTAACGTGGTATATCACAATGTGGTACACTATAAATAATTATATTAGTACTACATTGTGGTACATTTAGTAATTAGTATTAGTAACTACTACTGATAACTAAGTACACTACATTGTGGTACACTACATTGTGGTACACTACATTGTGGTACACTACATTGTGGTACACTACATTGTGATACACTACATTGTGGTACACTACATTGTGATACACTACATTATGGTACACTACATTGTGGTACACTACATTGTGGTACACTACATTGTGGTACACTACATTGTGGTACACTACATTGTGGTACACTACATTGTGATACACTACATTATGGTACACTACATTGTGGTACACTACATTATAGTTGCTGTTGATATAACTACTACTGATATAACTACTACTGATATAACTACTACTGATATAACTACTACTGAAGTAGTTGCTGTTGAAGCAACTCACTCTCACTCTCAATCTCGAACCTGAGCTCGAGACTTTTCTTTTAGGGGCCCCTATGCCCCTTTTGGGTTTGCAATTGTATATTAAATATT